AATACAGCTAGTGGATGCGGTGCTCTGGCATTAATTATCATATGCCCCTCACCCTCGCTTACTATCTGCTCCTTATAATCAGCATGCTTGTGGACCTCAAACCCTAGTGCCTCACATAACGCCTCTATCAACTTCATTTCATCACTCATTCCCATCACTCCTATCAGTTTAGATTCAAGCATAATCCAATAACCAAACGATGTCTAATAGTTAAAACCTATCACCATTGGCATACTGGTAGTAAAGCCTTATACTTAGCATCACTGTACGCGACAGCAATCGCGACTATAAACCCTACAAGGTTGAACACATGTCAGATGAAAACGCGCTACCCACTGAGACAGCCCCTGCCGATGACGGTATTACAGTCAACACAGGCGCAGTAACAGAAACCCCTGAGAAGGGTGCAGATTTAGCAACTGCTAGTGAAGCGGAACATGAACAAAAGCCGCAAGAGAGCGATTATAGCGAAGGTGCCAAAAAGGCGATTAACAAGAAGCATTGGGAGGCGAAGGAAGCACAGCGGGAAACCGCAGCTATTCAAGCCGAACTTGATGCGTTAAAAGCCAGCCAGGAACCTACTGGTACAGCTCCTGTAGTGCCTGAGTTACCCGATATAGAACTATTGAGTAATGAAGAATTCAGGGAGCAGATGAAGGCCCGCGACAACGCTTTCACACAGCAATCTGATTTCAATGCCGCACAGAACTACCAGACCAAACAGGCACAGATTCAGCAAGATGAAGCGTTAAGACAGCAGCAAGTTGATGCGGGTAATTTACGCACCACCTATGCTAACAAGGCTACAGAGCGTGGTTTTGATGCTGATGAGGTGCTTAGGGCGGCACTGGCTATAGATAATGGTGTATCGGCGGCGGTGGCAGAGATGCTACTAACCGTAGATGATGGGCCTGATATGACTCTATATCTGTTGCAAAACCCTGAAAACTTAACTGCCATGCAATCTATGTCAGTTCACCAGCAAATTAATCACATGAGTAACGTAGTCCGTATTAATGCCGAATCGCTTAAACCGAAAACGAATGACGCACCACCTCCGCCAACAGATATACAGGCTGGGGGTCCAGTCAAGCAGACTGATCCACTTTTGGAGGGTGTTGTTATCCAAACCTATACTTAGGGGTAGCGTATGACAGCCAACACATTAGACGGTAACATTACCGACAAGGTTCTAAGGTCTTTCTTGAAAGGCTTTGAGATGAACCGGGTCTTAACTAAAACTATTAACAGCTCTCTGTTTGAGGGTAAGTTCACCGATGAATTCGGTGATACAGTACGGGTTAAACGTCCTCACCAGTATCGTGCGAAACGTACGCCAACGGGTGATATTAGCTCATTAACTAAAAACAAAATCCAATCAGGCACAGCCTTTGGTACTGTTCAGGACTACATCACTGTGGATCTTGACTGGGAAAACCTTGAAGAAGCGATTGAGCTAGATCAGTTTGATAAAATCATAATGCCAGCGGGTGAAGAGTGTATAAACGAACTCGAAACCTCTCTGGGTAACTTTATGGTTGAAAACTCTGGTTTAACTTACGGTACTCCAGGGACTGCTATCACAAAGTGGTCTGATGTTGTGGGTGCCGGTGCTTTGATGGAGTCAATCGGCGTTCCTAATACCGGTGAGCATTTCTATGTAACCAATCCTTTTAATCAGGCTAACTTAGCTGATGCTCAGACAGGCTTAACGGCTGCTGATGAGTTGGTGCGGACTGCATGGACTAACGCTCAAATATCCAATCGCTTCGGTGGATTTAGAACACTGTCCTCTAACTCACTAACCACGTACCAAGCCGGTGCGGTAGCTGACCGAGTGGGTACATTGCTCGCGGCTCCTACCCAGACGTATGTAAGCCAAAAGAACAGCATGATCCAAACGCTGAACCTGACAGGCTTAACCATCAACGAGACTGGTGCGGTTCTACCGGGTGAAACCATTGTCATTACTGAGGCAGATCGTACACATATCAACGTGCGCTCTCGTCAAGTGGCTTTCGATGGCACTGGTGCTCAGATTCAATGGGCTTTCCGTGTTGTAACAGGTGGTGATACTAATGCTTCGGGTGAGGTTACTGTGACAGTGACCAACTCAGCTATTAACGAAGCAGACGGCCAATATAACAACATCTTCACAGCGCTTGAGACTGGTGACGCGTTCACTATCTTGGGTACCGAGGGTGTTATCTATCAGCCTAGCCTGTTTTACCATAAGGATGCGTTCTCGCTAGAGACTATCAACCTGCCTCGTTTGGCAGCCACTGAAGGCTCAGCGGTAACCCGTGACGGCTTCTCTGTTCGGTTCACCAAGTATTCAGACGGTGATAAGAACATCCAGAAGGCTCGTTTCGACATCCTGCCGGTATTTGCTGCACTTAACCCACTATTTGCGGGTCATGGGTTCGGTAAAGTCTAATAACTAACCGTTGTATTATTCAGCCCCAAAGGGAAACCTGCGGGGCTTTTTAGGCAAGAAATATGACAGATAAAGGTTTTGGTAAGTTCGGCTCTAATGAATGGCATGTTAATCAGATTAACGATATGAGCGACCCCAAGAAGGTTTGCTGGTATGTATTCACGTTAACCGATGTAGTGATCACGCCTCAAGAAACATTAGACCAGACCAAAGCGAAAGCACTAGAATTAATAAGGGTTCACTAATGTCAGATACCGCAGCAACGCTTATTACAGATTCCCTTTTAGATATTATGGTCCAAGGTTCTGATGCTGATATGGACCCGGCTGAGACTGCTGCTGCAATACGGTACATGAATCGATACATGACCAAGCTAGCGGCTGGTGGTGTTGATTTAGGCTATACGATAGTCAAAGCGGTAGGTGATCCCATTACCATCCCTGATGGCGCATTAGACGGCCTTAGAGCAGCATTAGCTATTCGGCTGGCTCCTATGTTTGGTGCAGTCATTCCCCCTGAGCTATATGATGCAAGGCGTGACGGTGAAAAGGTCATGTATTCGTTAGGTGTTCAGCTTCAAGAGATGCGATACCCCTCTACCCTTCCGATTGGATCGGGTAATGAAGGGTTCCTAACTGGGGACAATCAACATTTCTTCCCTGATCGGCAGAATGAAATCAGAACAGAAGATAATCAAACTATTTTGGCAGAGAACGAGACTCCCTGATGGCTATTAAAAAGAGTAAGTTTGTTGGAACAAGTGTTGTTGGTGAGGCGTCTACCTTTGATTTTGTTATCGACGGTACCAACCTAAAGATCAGTAAGGCTGATTTAATCAATGCTTTGGGCATGACCGGCAGCATTGAGCAGGTCGGCGATATTACTGGTACGCCTGTTTTAGATATTAGCGGTGGTGCTGATAAAGGTATTCGGAATTTAGAGAATGGTTCCGGCGTCAAAGCCTCACTCTCACCTCAGAACGGCATCACTTTAGATCATAACTTCACCTTCGACCAAACAGGCGCACCATTAACCCCTGATAGCTCTGCTGTATCGCCTATCATGCGTAGCTTGGTTGCTGGCTCGGGCATCTCAGTCGGAGCTAGTGGTAATCAGATACAAATAGCACTCACCGCAGGCCCTACATCCACTAAAACAGTCGTTATTAATGAGGCGGCCGACTTTCCGGATGCAGTAGCGGGCGTTATTACCCTTGCACCAGATACGGATTACTTTATAACGAATGATGTCACTGTGTCCGACCGGTTTGTATTAAGCGACGACACACAGATTCGAGGTAATGGTACGGTAATCAGTAGCCTAACCTATACCGGCACAGGTGCCATGTGGAGTTGTGAAGACTGCAATGTGAGAATGAGGCAGTTAACTTGCACAGCTTCAAGCGGCACTATGTTTAATGTCACCTCATCAACGGCGGCGGGTATCGGTGTTTTAGTCGCGGATAACGTAGTATTTATTTGTGGCACGTTTGGATCATTCAATATCAGAATAGTGACCTTTTTCTTCTGTGCGGCAGTATCGACTGTTGACGGATTAACCCTTACATCTACTGCAATGGATGTTCTCTCTGTTAGTTCGTGTAACTGGATTCAATTTGCCGGAACGGGAATAGATTTAGGGA